TAGCGAACCTGCAACCACAGTACTTTCCTTTGGTGAAAATACCAACAACCTCTGGTCATCGTCTGATACCAGTACAGGGGATTCTTATTTGTCAGTTGGACTTACGTCCGGTACTGATGATTGGGAAATATTCCCAGGCTTCACAAAGCCAGGAGTTCCAGTGGGCCCTAAGTGGTCTACCATCTGTAAAAGTTGCGTTACCCGAAGAAGGGACTGTAGTTGCGATCGATAAATTCGACCTGCAGCCGCCTCCCCAGTTTCCACTGAGTGGATAACATCGAGGTTCTCATTTGAGAATTCTGGGACCAAAGGCAGATCTTTTTCTGCTTCGGCAACCTTAGTAATAAGGTCGTTGAAACCATGCCCAGTGGCTATCTCTGCTAGCTCTTTGGAATTAATTCCAGGAGTATGAGTAGCGATTTGCACTTCCTTCAAGGGAAGGCGATGTAAGTTAGTCCATCTATCAAAGGCCTCTTTACGAGCACCTTCGAATATGGTTCTTACAAGCCATTCGATATCGACTGTAACGACCGTTGAAACCCAACGGTCAAATCCGAGGAACCGGTTCCGGTTCTCGAGGAATTGTCGGTACACATTATCCACCCATTTCCCTAGAAGGGAAATCAGTAATGGTTCACTTCGCCTTCTGTCCAAAAATTTGTACAGTTGTGTGACTCTTGTTGACCAGAATTTTCCTTTAAGGAGCTGTGCTCCAAGGAATACATCTAGGTCTATAGACAAACCAGCGAACCCGAATCGGGTTGTGCCTGGTGTCAAGAGTACTGCGATGATCCATTGAATAACTGGGTGGGTTCTACGCTGTCGAACCAATGGTTCGATGGTAGAAACCCAAACTGAGTGACTGAAGAATTTCTTCATCAGCGTGATCGCCCATGTCCTTGAGGTCAGATCCATCCAACCTCGTCGTGCCATTCGCAGAGCGAATTCAACACGAGTAGGCAAACTTACGGCGTTCAGGTCTTCCCTCATTGAGAGGGGAGATACATTCCTGTTGGCTACAAAAGTTTGGTTTGCAAAGTTAAACATCCCAATATGTGAAATATGGGATTTTGCAAGACTCACAGGGATCTCAAAGGCCTTCATCAGGTTGATATATTCTCTAGCAACCGCTGAGTCAGCAATGACTATGTCATCTCCGAGTACTAAATAATCTATAAAGTTTAAAAGGGTGTAATAATTTGTACGCCCTGCTCGGAAAGCGGCATATAGCACTAGTGCATGGTGCACCAATGCCATCGATGCCCAACTAGTCAAGGCTCCCATTGGCTGACCAGTTCTATATCTTACCCTTCGTGGATGTGCAGGCAACTCCCGAGTATCCTTCGGACACAGGAAATCCCTATCGACCAGCAAATCTATCCATAGATTTGTTAAGAATTCTCCAAGCATAGGCTTAAAGAGAGCTTTATAAAGCGCAATCGGAATTCTATCCGTTGCATTCTTAAGGTCATACGAGTACACGTAGGTGTAACCTCGTTGTGCAAATTCATTAACGCGCCCTTCTTGATCGAAGGTCGCATCTTGAGGAAGGCACTGTAGGATTTTAAACATCCAATCATGGAGAGGTTTAAGGACATAATTAGTCCAGTAGTCAACTATTGCTATAGTTCGAACTTTCCCAGCAGCCTCACACAAATTGTGTAGACGCTGAAGGGTTGGTTCTTTGAACCGTAGTAACGGGTTGTTCTGCCCCATGATATTCTTTGCCCAATTAGGCGTGAATTTACCCAAACCTTTTCGGTTATGGGCTGAGGTTCCTACTACGTCTACAGTTGCCCAATCAGCTAGCTTCATTGATAGTTGGTACTGAAGGCTAAACATCTTGGCGGTCTTTCTTATTGACTGCCAAAGATCCTTTTGATCTGTTGCTTCCAACCACTCTCTTATTAAATTACGAGAGACACCGGCAGTAGCCTGGTAAAGATTGGTTCCAGTATGATGGTCAAGTTTACCATCAATATCTGGATTATCCTTAACGTCACCCTGCATCACTGCAGGACGGCTCGGATCAGCTGCGTACCAAAGGTACGCATCGAACCCAGCTCCCAAAATGGAAATTGGTGAGTTGGGGCCAGCTTTGGTTGTGAAGAACGGTGTTTTAACTTTCAGGTCAGGTTTACGAACCTGATGGACATATCTCAACTGTTCCCACAGAAGAGAGATCCAAGCTGTAAACTCGAAGAAATCGGATTTCCCCGAGATATTAGGATGGGGAGCGGTTATACTACTGTCATCAAGACGTGGAACTTTCCAAGTACCTAAGATCCCCTTATAGGAGAATAGAATACTTGTCCATATATGGATATAGTGTTTGTTCCCTGTTCGGATTCCATTCCGAACAAATAAGGGTAGTACCGCTGGGAGTCCATTCCGTAATCTGATCCGAAAACCGAGATCAGTGGTGGATGTTACTTTTCGTCCACCTAGGAAGGCGTTGACCACATACAACATGATTTTCATCCTGTTGATCATATGGTTGACTCCGTTCTTTTTCCAGATGTGGTATAACTTAAGACCAAAAGAGTTTGCCTCTACACGAGGAACAGTGGCAAGTTGTGAGCCTCGGCTCCACCATGACAATCTTTCGTGCCATGTGTGAAACCACTTAATGAAGTTTCCTTCAGTAAGATTGACCATCAGAACACTATCATATACTCCACGAACGATCTCTTGACCGTTCACTTTGGTTGCGAAAGCAACAAGGGGAGACGTAAAAAGATACCGAGCCCGTTTCTGGCCTCGGCGACCCCTGGATGATCGTGGACCAAAAGTCCATAAATCATTAAACCAAGGGTCCTCTGCGTTGTCATAGTGTGATGAAGATGGGGAATTTTGAGAAGTTGATGGTGTACCACCTTGACTAGAAGAAGGAGTAGAAGGACCTTTTGGCGTGTCATCCTCTGGAGAATCTCCAGGGACTGCTAGGACTTTTAATGTTCTATTAGAAGTAATAGCGACACGGACCATGATGATGTAATCTTGCTCCGAAAGGTACAAGATTTGTCCTGGATTGACAGGATCTACTACAGCATACTGCCCTGCATCTATTTTCTCCCAATCTACTTTCGGAAATAATTTATGATTCCGCAGAGGAGCCAAGAGGCTCGAGGTAGAAGAGAAAAGACGGTGATGGGCCATTCTAAAAAGTATAGGAGACATGATGTGTAAAAGCATTATGTTGAATATATGTGGAATGGTAGTGGTTTCGACATCAAGTTGGTGAGACTCAATATCTATCTGACCCCTCTTTTCAAACAGAAGTTTGAGGAGCAGGCCGGAGTAAGGCTTTCCAAAGTCCCAGATTTCAAGTGATCTCTTGCGAGATAGACTTTCCCTCTTGGGAAGACAGTAGTGATCTTTGTAGTTTACAGATATGGAAAGGGCAGGTCTATGACCTCAAAAAGAGCCCTACATAATCATTTTCTACCCTGGCTACTGCTTGTGGGTTCATTCCCACTCTATAGTTTATAAAACCTTAGAGCTACAGTAGTCATTTACCTGGGAGGAAGGGCCCTTTTATGGTGGCTCGCGAGATCGGACTATCATTAAATCCGGTCTCCAATCCTCGCTAGAGTATACCTTCTGAACTATGTATTGTTAACCATAGGTCATCGTGAGATGATGCTTTTCACAAAGCTGTCCGCTTACGTCTTAGGGGTACCAAACCCTTTAGACTACAAAGTGTGTCACTATGTGCCTTACAAGCCAAAATGAGGTTGGCTGGCCTCAGGGTACCCTGACTGATCACACGGGTGAAGTTGAGACTTCGTCACAAAAGAGTTATTCTACTCCAAAAGGAATAAACGTAGCTCAAATGTCAGAACCTTTCCTCAACGAAGAAGAAAGGACCTGGTGCAATCCCAG